TAGCGGAGACTATTGCGCACTCTGATATTATTGCCAGGAAGAAAGAATCTATTGAAACTGAATACCAGGAGGTTGAGTGATACATTGCATGAGTGACTGTTTAGATAAATTAAAAGCTATAAAGAAGATGGCACAGGAAGGTTTACAGGGGTGTAATAACCAGACAGAGAGACATAAGTTTGAGCAGATCTCTATGGAAGTTAGCTATTTGATTAATGAGGCGGGTGCAGATGGAACTGATAAAAAAGACAGTAGATGAGTGGCTAAATGAGACTAACTATGACCCGGATCCTAGCTATGTACCCAGTGAGTTTGCTCTAGAATTTATTAGCTTTATTAAGTTAGTTAATGGTGAGCGTGGTGAGGAGAACAAAACTCCTGTAATTCACTACAAGATGCTAGATCAGATCACAGGTAAGAGGCAGAACACGGTTAATATGTGTTCACGTGGTTTAGCTAAAACTACGATCATGTCGGAGTACTTAATATTGTATATAGCTGTGTATGGGTCTATTCCTGGGTTTGGTGATGTAGATTATGGGCTATATGTTTCTGACTCTATTGAGAATGGTGTAAAGAAAATGAGACTACGTTTAGAACGTAGATGTCAGAATAGTGAGTTCTTATTACAATATTTAGCTAAATCTAAGTTTACTGACATTAGATGGTACTTTAAGAACAATCAAGGCAAAGAATTAGTTATTACAGGCCATGGTGCTAAGACTGGTGTGCGTGGAACCGTGGAACTAAATACTAGACCCCAGTTAGCAATGTTAGATGATCTACTGTCTGATGATGATGCTAGATCGCCCACAATTATTGAGAGTGTAGAAAACACGGTGTACTCCGCAATTGACTATGCACTGCATCCAGCTAAACGTAAAGTTATCTGGTCAGGTACGCCTTTTAACGCTAAGGACCCATTATATAAAGCAGTGGAATCTGGGGTGTGGTATGTGTCTGTTTACCCTGTATGTGAGAAGTTTCCTGTTAGTGAGGAAGACTTCAAAGGTGCATGGGAGGACAGGTTTAACTATGAGTATGTGAAGAGCCAGTATGATAAATCTAAAGGTGCTGGTAAGTTAGACAGTTTTAATCAGGAGCTAATGCTCAGGATTATGTCTGAGGAAGAACGTCTGATCAAGGATGGTGATCTAACTTGGTATAAGCATGCTAATGTTAAATCTAACATGGGAGCTTTTAACTTCTATATTACTACTGACTTTGCTACTTCTGAGAAGGAATCCGCAGACTTTAGTACGATTAATGTATGGGCTTACAACAATAACGGTGACTGGTTGTGGGTAGATGGATTCTGTGAGAAAGCTCTAATGGATAAGTCTATTGACCAGTTATTTAAGTTAGCTCAAAAGTATAAACCTCAAGAAGTTGGTGTTGAAGTCACAGGGCAACAGGGAGGCTTTATAGCGTGGATCCAAAATGAGATGATGAACCGTAATATATATTTCACCTTAGCTTCAGGCCGGGGTAAGACGAGCCCAGGTATACGCCCAAATAAAGATAAGATGAGTAGATTCCAGCAAATGGCAGTACCACTATTCAAATCTGGGAAGATATGGTTTCCTGAGGAGCTGAGGGACTCTAGTGAGCTATCTGAGATGTTAAATGAGATATCATTAGCAACGGTTAAAGGATTTAAGTCTAAGCATGATGACCAGATAGATAACATCTCTATGTTAGGTGAGTTTAATGCATGGAAACCTAGTGAGGTGTCTACTGATGAGCATAGTGTAGATGGCAGTATGTTATGGGATGATGAGGAACCAGAAAATGAAGGGGATAGTTCTTATTTCGTTTAAATACAATTTACTATTAAATATAGTGGTATGATAAGATTAGCATTTTATTTATATGGGGTAGCTGCGTGAAGGTCTATGAATACATTGAATTTCTAGTAAATGGTGAAATACAACAACTGTCTACTTCAGATGTAGGCGATATGACCCCAGGGGCTCCTGCAGCTACAGCTGTACAAGAGAAAAACAGAGATAAGCTAAGATCATTTATTAATTTAGCTAACATCGAGTTACATAAGAAGTTTAATATTCTGCAGAAAGATATGGAATTAGACTTTGCTTTAGCCGGTGAAGAGTTTAATTTACCTGATGACTTCCTACATGCGATTAGCTGTACATTCGTTGACGGTGAAGAGATCTCCATTAATAATGATAAGATTAAATTAGTAGATAAAGTAGATACAAATGTATCTGTCATGTTTAAAGACCCATCTAAAGTAACTATTAAAGGCACTGACAGTGACGGTAGAAAGGATATGCGTTTGGTATATGCAGCATCGCCTGCATTAGCAAAGAAAATAACGACTAACCTATCATTACCTCAACTGTATACAGAGGCATTAATAAATTACGTAGCTTATAAAACACACGCTATTATTAGCGGTGATATCAAAGCACAGAACAATACTTATTACTTACGTTTTAATGAAAGTTGTAAACAGATTAACCTATTGGGATTACGTAACCCGGACAATCTTGATGCGAATACTAAATTAATAGATAGTGGGTTTATTTAAAATATTACTGTTATACTAAAGACAAATTTATTGCATGCCACATGCTGAGAATAACCTCCAGAGGAGTTAAATATGGCTTATTACGACACGATCAACCTCGTAGCCGGGGATGATAAACCTGAATTAAATTTCACATTACGTGATTCTAGTACAGCAGCAGCAGGAAAAACCCTTGATGAGGATGATCCTACTACATGGCTAGCCATAGATTTAACTGGACAAACCGTAAGCGTACACTTTAGATTACTAGGTAGTACAACTATACTGGATACCATGGTATGTGGGCTACACGCACCATATACTGATGGTAAATGTTTTATGCAATGGAATGCCACGACTTTAGACGTTGATGCTGGTACTTATGAAGGTGAGATAGAATTAGAAGACACCTACAGTAAAAAACTTACCATATTCGACAAACTAAAGTTCAAGGTTAGAGCAGACTTCTAGTAATGGCTATACGCGCCACAGTTAGTATACAGAGCATACAGGCTCAGACTGCTACTGAACTCGTACAAGCACAAACAGATTATCAGTTATCCGTAGCATCTGAGATATGGACAGATCCTGATTCTAAAAATAGAATGATATCTGATATCATTCCATTAGCGGATGTTCAATTCTATGTACTCCACAAAAAACTAACAGATACAGCAAATCTTGTAGAATTTGAGAAATGGTCTTTTGAAAAATACTCAACTGAAACGGTAGCTTTAGTAGAAAGCTTTGCAAGAGTTGTAACGTACAACAGAAAGTTTACAGATACCTTTACATTAGATGATTTAAGTCAGATTGATAAAGACTTCTACGGTAATAAAGGTAACGTTACTTTCATGACCGATATAGTTGGTTTAGCGCATGAAAAGATACTTGCAGATTCTTACTCAGTTAGTGATGTAATAGTAAACGTAATCACGTATTTACGTAAGTTTACAGATACAGTAGGTACAACAGATAAAGTAACACATCAGTTTATAAAAAACATAAACGATGCATTTACTTTAGATGATACCGCTTTAATTAATAAAGATTTCTACGGCAATAAAGGAAATATATTTACCTTTAATGACTTATTAGGAAATGCCTTTAAGAAAAATCTAGCAGATTCTATAACGCACTTAGATAATATCTCTGTATTGCAAGAATTGACTAAGGCTGACAATGTAGCCATATCAGATAAGTATGAAACTACAATAAATAAAGCGATAGCAGATGCTTTCACACTGGACGATACTGCTTTAATTGATAAAGACTTTTATGGCGCTAAAGGCAATGTATTTGGATTTAGTGATGTTCTTAGCTATACCACAAGTAAAGAAATTGCAGACTCTTTAGCTCTAGTTGAAGTAGTAGGTTTCTTATTAAACCATCCTGAAGAAGATACGATAACAGTCAGTGACACAACGTTATTAAGCCATAACTTAGGTAGACCAGATACTTTAACATTTAGTGATGGCTATATTAGAAATATCATAAAAGGTATTAGTGATGCCTTTACGTTAGATGACTCTACTCAAATAAATAAAGATACGGTTAATACTAAAGGTAATGTATTTGCTCTTGGTGAAATATTCTTAAAAAATGTAGCGTATAAACGTGCTGTTACAGACAATATCGCCTTTACAGATGCATTAACTAAAACAGTACAATTCAAGCGCTCTATAGATGATAACTTTGGCTTAACAGAAGTTAAAGGTGTAGATTTCAGTAAGAAGTTACACGATGAATTTAGCATAATCGATCAACACATCTTTAATGGCGCATTAAATGTACACGCATTAAACACTAGTACTTTAAATGGTCAAGCTAACACATATCAAGGTACAAACAATATACACCTGGCACAAATTAAAGCTAAAGGTGATGGGTTAACATTTAGTGAGATAGCAGAATTAGGTAGTAGTAAGAATATCAATGACAGTACTGTTATTACTGACCAACAATATACAGAAATACAAAAAGCATTACAAAGTGCAGCAAACTTATCAGATATACCTGAGTTAAGCGCTTTAAAAGAATTTACAGATAGCACTACGCTGGATGACGCCGTAGATATAAAGTCTACTAAATCATTAACCGACCCTACTAATATACATGATATACTAGGGTTATCCTTTGATAAGGTAGTAACAGACGGCTTTGCTCTAGATGATAGTGCTTTAGTAAATAAAGATTACTATGGTAACAAAGGAAATATTGTTACTATAGCGGATGTGGTAGCAGTTACCAAAGTAGGAAGGAGGCTTTTAAATGGTGCCTCATTTAAC